ACAACAGCACGTTCACCGATGTGGCGACCTTCATCGACAACAGCGATCCGATCCAAGTGGTCATCACTTCCACGGGTGGCGATGTGTTCAAAAACGGTCAAGGATCCACCACGCTCAAGGCGGTGGTCTACCAAGCAGGAGCCGAGATCGACGCAGACGGCAAAGGCACCTACACTTGGACAAAGTACAATAAAGATGGCGCGATCGATACCTCTTGGGGTACCAGCGGCACGAAGACCGGCAAGACACTTTCGGTCTCAAGCTCGGACGTTACCACCAAGGCAACATTTATGGTAGTCGTAACGCTCTAAAGAAGGAGGCGAAAAGATGCGGGCGCAGGCGCAATTTACAATTCATACGCTGAATGATATTGTCACTTCCAAGACAGCACCTGCATCGCCTTACCTCGGACAGTTATGGGTGGACACGAATCAGTCACCACCCATAACAAAGGTCTGGAATGGCAGCGCTTGGAAGGAACAAAACGGTACGGATACCATCCGCACCAGCATCAAAACCGTTGAAACCAAAGCATCCAATCTGGAAACCAACCTCAACGGACTTACCAGCACAGTATCGCTCATCAGCAAAACGGTGGAAACCATCGAAAGCGACACAGCCGAGGCGCAGGAAAACATCCTCGATTTACAGTCGAGCGTGTCGACGCTGGAGCAGACGGCAACGGATATCGAACTGCGAGTTACGCAGAACGAAGACAACATCTCGTCGCTGACGGTTTCGCACAACAGCTTAACGGCGCGAGTGAAGACTGCCGAAGGCAATATCACTACGATAAAAGCCGATGTAAGCGGACTGAAAACCAGAGTCAGCAACGCTGAAGGCGACATTAGTACGCTGGAGCAGGACGTTGGCAGTATCACTACACGCATTACGAATGCTGAAGGTGACATCACCGAGATCACCGCCGACATCAGTGGACTGGCAGCGCGGGTATCCAATAATGAAGGCGCAATCACCACGATAAAAACAACGGTCAACGGGATCAGTACCAGAGTCACAAATGCCGAAGGTGACATCAGTGCGCTGGAGCAGGATGTTAGCAGCGTCACCACCCGCGTAACGAATGCCGAAGGTGACATATCGGAACTGACAACCGATTTGAGCGGCGTAACAACCCGCGTAACTTCGGCTGAAGGCAAGATCACCACACTGACAACCTCGGTAAACGGACTCAAAACAAGAGTCACCAATGCAGAGGGCGACATCAGCACTCTGGAGCAAAGTGTCAGCGGTATAACGACCCGAGTAACTAATGCAGAAGGAGCAATCAGCACGTTGGAACAGACAACCGATGAACTGTCGGCGGAGGTAACCAGCAAAGCCGATTGGACTGGAGGCAACCAGTCAACATTCGGGTGGTCGCTGACATCTACGGGCTTTTATTTGTACTCTAACGGCGAAACGGTAATGTCAGTTACATCGGGCGGACTGAATGTAACGGGCAGTATTTTTGCTCATGCAGGCGAAATAGGCAACCTTACGATTACGGACACCCTGTACTTCGGCGGCAATGATGAATACTACATCGACCCGAACTATGACGATGGCAGCTACTACATTTCGCTGCCTGGATTCCGTGTAGACGACGCATCGGGAGCGGTATTCAGCGGACGCTTGTCAGCACCCAGCGGCACGATCGGCGGATTTACGATAACCACCAGCGCGATTTATAAAACCAAGACCTCGTACAGCAGCACGACGGCAGGCGTTTATATCGGCACAGACGGTATCGGGCTTGGCGCTGGAACATTCTACGTAACCAGCGCAGGCGCACTCACCGCAAAGAGTGGCACGATTGGCGGATTCACCATTGGTACCAGCAGCATATACAAGACAAAAACCTCGTACAGCAGCACAACCGCTGGAGTGTACGTGGGAACGGATGGTATCGGACTTGGCGCGGGTACATTCTACGTGACCAGCGCGGGAGCGCTAACCGCAAAGAGCGGCACGATCGGCGGATTCACAATAAGCACCAGCAGCATCTACAAAACAAAAACCGCATACAGCAACACAACTGCGGGCGTTTATGTAGGAACAGACGGTATCGGACTTGGCGCGGGTACATTCTACGTATCGAGCGCAGGATCAATGACCGCAAAGAGCGGCACGATTGGTGCATGGACGATATCCACCAGTTACATTGGCAGTTCGCAGGACGGTGGCTCATTCTACATTGCATCAGCAAGCGACTCCAGCACATACTGGATCCGTGCGCATAATGCAGCGGGTGGTGGTGGCACCAGAACATTCAGTGTATCGAAGACGGGGGCGCTGTATGCCTCATCCGCAGACATCACAGGTAAGATCACCGCGACCAGCGGCAAGATCAGTAATCTCACCATAGACGGCAAGCTCACTTTCGGCGGCAACTCGGATTATTACATTAACGCAAACTACAGCGATACCAGCTGGTATATCCGACTGCCTGGCATGCGATCCGATGAAGCGTCGGGAACGGTGTTCAGCGGAAAGCTATCTGCACCGACGGGAACAATAGGTGGTTGGACAATCGGGTCTTACACATTGCATTGCACCATTACCAATTCGGACGGCACAGTCAAAGGCACAGGCTTCCAAGCACCCAGCTCGGGACAATGGGCAATCGCAGTCGGTTATACAAGTGAGGATAGCTGGGCAGGCGCACCATTCCGCGTCAATCACAGCGGAGCGCTATATGCAACAAACGCGACACTTACAGGCACATTCTCAAACAAGAAAAGTTCGGGACTGGGTCTGGAGATCACAGGATCGACGCTTTCGTTTTACAACGGATCCACCAAGATCGGTCACATCACAGGCGGAACGGGATACATCCCGTGGAACAATTCCAGCAGCACCGTAAGCGGTATTGCTGTAAGTTCGTTGCTCTGCGCAGACGGAGGCGTCCGTGTCGGCAAATCACTGCAGTTGAGTACTGGTAACGGCATTTACGTATCAAACAAGCTTGCACTGACGATGGGACAGATCAAGGTGCAGACCGCAACTTTAACATCGCGTTATTTGCTGTTTTATTGCGGTCTTTTGGTAGGCATCGGTAGTTCCGCATTTAGCGGTATTTCCGATTATTCATCAAGCACTTATACAGGATAAGGAGAAAACAATATGAAACTCAAAGCAATTATCGAAGCAAAGGACGCAATCATCCGCTTGACGGAAAAGCGTTTTACGGACTACAAGAAGCTGCGTGAGATCGTGCGGCTTCGCAAATCGGTAGAAGCGGAATACGAATTCTACTGTGAGCAGGAGAAGAAACTGGTCGATACCTACGGCGAAAAGACGGACAAAGGTACACCCGCGTTTCTTCCCGATGGTCGCTTGAAGCTCAAGGACTTGGAGACAAAAGCGGCGTTTGAAGCAGAGATCAAGAAGCTGCAGGAGACCGAGGTCGACAACTTCGTAGTCATCACAATTCGGGAAGGCGACTTCCTCTCGGCAGAGGATCTTCCCACACCCAACGACATGCTGGTGCTGGAAGCCATCATCACATTCGCAGAATAAGGAGGCAGCTATGGAACTGATCACCACGCTGGCAGCGACGATCACGGCTCTCGGCGTGATTTTCGGTGTCATATTCGCCATCTACAAATGGTACTTGAAGCAGGAAAAGCAGGACAAGGACATCAAGGCAATCAAGGAGGAGCAGACCATCTTGACGCAGGGTGTCCTCGCCTGCCTCAAGGGCTTAAAGGAACAGGGCTGCGACGGACCCGTAACCGCCGCAATCAAACAAATCGAAACGCACCTAAATAAACAGGCGCACAAATAAGGAGGATATCACTATGACTAACTTTATCGAATTCGCAACCATTCCCGCGATCGCAGCGATCGTATACACCATCATCGACATCACAAAGACAGCAGTCGGCGGCACCGAGAAATTCGCCCGCTTTATTCCGCTGGTAGCATGCGCACTGGGCGCGATCATCGGCGTGGTGGCTTTCTATTGCGTCCCTGGGGTGATGGAGACATCCAACATTCTGGTTGCAATCGTTCTCGGAGCAGCAAGCGGACTTTCTGCAACTGGTACAAACCAGGCAGTCAAGCAGCTCGTAAAGGGCAAAACCGAGGAGAGTGATACAAATGAAACTGCATAAGCTGATACTGACCGAGAACGCTTGCTACAAGGCAGGCAGGAAGATTACGGTCAAAGGCATTATGGTACACAGCACCGGCGCAAACAATCCGTGGCTGAAACGCTACATCGGACCCGATGACGGACAGCTCGGACAGAACCGATATAATAACCATTGGAACACATACCACCCCAGCGGGCGCGAGGTATGTGTTCATGCTTTTATCGGCAAACTGGCAGACGGCAGCATCGCTACATACCAGACGCTTCCGTGGGATCACAGGGGCTGGCATGCAGGCGGCAGCGCGAACAACACGCACATCGGCTTTGAAATTTGCGAGGATGACCTCACCAATGAGGCATACTTCAAGAAGGTATACACCGAGGCGGTTGAACTTTGCGCGATGCTGTGCAAGCAGTTCGGGTTGACCGAGGCAGACATCATTTGCCACTGCGAGGGACGCAAACTTGGCATCGCATCCAATCACGGCGATGTCATGCATTGGTTCCCCAAGTTCGGCAAAAGCATGGACAGCTTCCGCGCGGATGTCAAGGCGCTGCTCACCACCGAGCAGGAGGAGGCATCGAAGGCGGACATTGGCAATGGCAGCGTCGTGGAGTTCACCGATACTGCCACCAAATACACGCCCGCAGGCAAAGAGATCCCCACGTGGGTAAAGCGCGACTATAACCACATCGTAACGCAGACTACTTCGCGCGGCAAAGCGGTTATCAAGGATGGCGAAAAATGCGTCCTCCTTGGCAAGAAGCAAGCCAAACGTGGTGGCGCGGTTATCGCAGGCATCAACACTTGGGTGGCGGTAAGCAATCTCAAGCTGGTTGAGGATCACGCAGAGAAAACCGAGCAGCAGCGCACATATACGGTGCAGCGCGGCGATACGCTCTGGGGGATCGCAAAAAAGGCGCTCGGAAAAGGCGCACGTTATACGGAAATCGTAAAGCTCAACGGATTGAAAACCTCCACCATTTACGCGGGACAGGTATTGAAGCTCCCGCAGGAATAAGGAGGTCACATGAAGAATAAAGCAAAAGAAGCATTCGCAGCGGCGATCGTACAAACGCTTTGGCTCAAGGGTATGATCACCACCAAAGAACGCGACCGCATGCAGCAGAAAACAAAGGAAAAACTACAGCGCGGCAATTGCTAATTCTTTATGTTTCTTCGCATTTGGGCTGGACTTTTCCGCTTCTTTCTGGTATCCTTGCCCCTGCCAAATACGGCGGGGGCAAAAAAATTTACATCAGTTCAAGCCCA